TATTGCGTTACCTCCTGCTTTGATTGATTCGTTTCTCCACTTAGAAAAGGTAATTCCGTCCAGTCGGGAGGAAAGCCCATCATCTCCATCACAAATTGGGGTTTGAGTTGGTTTTTATGCAAATGCAGAAGATTATGGGGAAGACTTTAGTTTAGCAGATGGAGATAAAGCACCGTTTCAGCAAATGACATTTACTTTGGCGGATGAACAAGCAGAACAGATAAAAAATGCTATTGACGACATAAAGAAAACGGAGGAATATAAGTATGCCGAAACGATGGGGAATGAAAATTCAAACGGTAACGCACTTTATTTAATCGTAATGCAATGGGCAGAGCAAAAGAAATATTAGTAAAGGTAATACCTTCAAAGGTTGCTAATGAGTTTGTTAAGAAACATCATTATAGCGGTAAGGTAGTTAATACAAGTAAACTGCATTTTGGTTGTTTTTTAGATGATAAATTGCACGGCGTATTGAGTTATGGATGTCCATTGGACAAATCAAAGGTTTTACCATTAGTTGATTCAGGAAATAAAACTAAGAATGAGAAATGGAATGAAATGCTTGAGCTTAACAGAATGGCTTTTGATGAGTATTTGCCAAAGTATTCAGAAAGTAGATGCATTGCAATTACCATTAAGTTAATTAAAAAGAATGCGCCGCAAATAAAATGGTTGTTAAGTTTCTCGGATGGAACACAATGCGGAGATGGAACTATTTATAGAGCAAGCGGTTTTATTTTAACTCAAATAAAAAGTAGTAAAAATGATTTATGGGAACTACCAAATGAATTACAACATTTAAGCAAAGGAAAACCAACCATCCACAGAATTACAATACAATGTGGAACTTCTTTAATTAGTAAATGGGTAATGAATAAATATAATAGATTTACAGTTCCGTTAGACTTATTGCAAAAAGAAAACGGAGGTAAATTACAATCAGGAAACCAATTAAGATACATTTACCTAATAGACAAGACCTGCAAAATAACCGTTCCAATTTTACCGTTTAGTAAAATAGATGAAATAGGAGCAGGAATGTATAGGGGAGAAAAAATAACGTTGGCAGAAAGAAAATAATATAAGCGTGGTTAGCATAGAAGCAATGCGCTTGGCATTCCAGCCAAGAGACGGAGGGCAGTACTACCATCACGCTCAAAACATATAGGATAATGGCGTACGATAGAGTTAAAATATTTGAAAAAGCAAAAGAATTTATAGTAAAGAATAAATTAATTTTTATAGAGGACATTGTTGCTTTTTTGCCAATTTCAAAACCTACTTTTTACCAATATTTCCCAGTTAATTCTTCCGAATTTAACGAGCTAAAGGAATTGTTAGAAGTCAATAGCACTACAATAAAAGTATCTCTACGGTCAAAATGGTATAATTCAAATGCGCCTGCACTTCAAATGGCACTTTATAAATTGACGGCTACTCCAGAAGAGCACAAAAAACTTTCGATGCAATATATTGAAAGCGAGAACAATAATACAAACAAAAACTTCGACATATCTAAGATATATGATCAAGAAGCACAGTAAGATATGGGATGCTCTAGGCAATAAAACTAGATATTTTGTGATTACAGGCGGTCGTGGTTCTGGTAAATCTTTTGAGGTTGGCAGGTTTACTAACCTTTTATCATTTGAAGAAGATCATAAGATACTTTTTACTCGTCAAACTATGACCTCGGCACATTTATCAATTATACCCGAGTTTCAAGAAAAGATTGATTTAATGCAATTAAATAATAGATTCGATGTTAAGAAATCTGAAATAAAAAATTTAGAATCTGGCAGCGAAATAATTTTTAGAGGGATTAAAACAAGCTCTGGTGATCAAACCGCAAATTTGAAATCGTTACAAGGCGTAACGACTTGGGTTGTTGATGAAGCCGAGGAGTTACAAAATGAAAATACTTTCGATAAGATAAACCTTTCTGTACGGAAAAAAGGAAAACAAAATAGAGTTATTTTAATTCTCAACCCAACCACAAAAGAGCATTGGATTTATAAACGATTCTTTGAAGATAAAGGAGTACAAGAGGGGTGGTCTGTTATTAAGGATAACGTAACCTACATTCACACTACTTATTTGGATAATATTAATAACCTCGATGAATCTTTCATTAAAGAGGTTGAGAGTGTTAAGATTAAAAACCCATTAAAATATAAGCATCAAATATTAGGCGGTTGGTTAGATAAGGCGGAAGGTTGCGTGTTTACCAATTGGCAAATATCAGATTTTGAAGAGCATTCAAAAATAGTATTCGGTCAAGATTATGGATTCTCAATTGACCCTACAACACTCGATCAATGCTCTATTGATTCAAAAAACAAAAGAATATTTGTCAAAGAATGCATACATGCTTCAGGACTTACCACCTCTGAAATATTTGAAGAGAATAAAAAGTTTGTTGGTAACAATCTTATCGTTGCCGATAGTGCAGAACCTCGTTTGATTTCTGAATTGAAGAATAGGGGTCTGAATATAAAAGGTATTAAAAAGCCAACTATAATTGATAGGATTGCATTACTTCAAGATTGGCAGATAGTAGTAGACCCATCGAGTATTAACATAATAAAAGAGCTGAACAACTATATTTGGCACGATAAAAAAAGTGAAACCCCTATTGATGATTATAATCATCATTTAGACCCAATAGGCTATGTTCTTTGGGATTTGATAGGAAAACCAAAACTAAAAATTAAAGGAGGTGGTTATGTGGAATAGTCAATTTTTATCGTTAACGCAAGAGGAATTCAATTTTTTATTAAAAAACGGCAAGCGTTCAAGTAAATTGCTTAATTTTGACTTTGAAAGTTTGATATATTCAAATTGGGGGACCGTTAAAGAAACATTGCCCGATCTATTTGCAAAGAATGAATATGATAAGTTGATTTTATTATTGTTTAAAGAGCGAGGTATTAATCATTTTATATGCGACATTCATAGTATAAGTATAGCCGATGGGATGAGTTTTATGTTATGGATAATCGATGAGGTAAAAGCTATACAGGATTTGGAAATAGATAATCTAAGATCAAATCCAACCATAAAACAATTGCAAGCTGGTATAAATGAATTGGATAAGTTCGGACTTGACAACACAAGGGATAATCTAACTGATGGTAAGTTATGGCATTACGATAAAATAAATAATATGCCTTATTATAAAGTTTTCGACAAGCAGTTGATGGAAATAACTAAGAATAAAATAAACGAAAAAATGGCTAAAATTAAAAACTAGGTTATGAACGCAAAAGAACTAATTAAAGATGTGCTTTCAAATAAAGGTGATTACAGTAGACTTTGTGTAGCTATGTTTTCTGAATTTTTATTTATAGAGAATGGAAATTATAGTGACTACATGTATTTAACAGTGGATAAAATAAGAATTGTTTTAGAAATAATAGACCCGAAAAGAACTAAAGACATAGAAGCATTTGAAAGTTTAATTAAAATTTTATAAAATCAATAATTATGACACTAGAAAAAAAAATAGAAGAGATTATAGATGCTCATTGTGACTTTCCTAATTACTCATATTTTCAAACAAGGTTAGGGAAGTGTGGTGAGGAAGGATTAGAGGAGATGGTTGCTGAATTATCAGATTTGTTTTATAAAGAATCAAAACAATTGTAATGGACATAGTAGATTTTTGGGCAAAGCAAGTAGACTTATGGAATTGCGAAGATAAATGCTGTTTATGCTGGGAATTCTCAGCACCTTTGGTTACTTCTCAAATAAACATAGTTCAGAGTGAAAAGTGTTGTGTAAATGTTTTTTTGACTGATTTAAAATTCAGAGAAGAAAAAGTATTTAATTCAACAACTGGGTTAACGACTTCAAAGAAATGCGTTTGGAACTTTTCTATTTATGCTATGGTTCAAAAAGAATTAGGAATAAATAATTATAATGAAATAAAAGGCTATCCGATAAGTCAAAGTAAATGGGTTGAGGTATTCTATCCGATCATAAATTGTTTAGGCTGCGATAATATTTTAGACTACTGTAAAATCCTAGGGCGTAGTATTCAAGTTACGCAAAATGGTGATGCAGTATTGATGCATAATTATTTAGATAATTACAATGGTTGGAAGATTAATTATACATTTACTGAAATAACTTAAGATATGAACATTAAAGAGGAATTAGAACGTTTAATTGATTCATGCCTTTGCGGTGATTATTACGACGGAGCTTTGCAAAACATTTCAAAAGAAATAATAACGTTATTAAAAGATAGATTAATAATTAAAAAGGGGGATATAGTTTCCTATAAAGGAATTAATGCAATTGTAGAAGAGGTTTTAAATAATGAGATTAGAATTAAAGGTAAAAAACACGGGTTAAGTGATGATGTTGAATTTTATACATGGATTAAAATTGCAGATTTGTACTGAGATTTAAGATAATAGAAACACCCATGTGTTATGGGCGTAGGACTAAAGACACTATTTTTAGTGATGCTAAAAATTGCAAATATACTAATTAAAAGAATAATTTTATGAAAGATTTTTTTACTACATGTGATAAGTCTAACGGGCATATAAAGATAGGTTATTTTCAAAGTGATACTTGGTTTGATTCAAATTCTGATATCGCAACAGTAACCCATTGGATGAAACTGCCGGAAGAGCCTGTATAATGGATAACTTTGTTAAAATACCCGATGAAGCGATAATTGAAACTATCCAAGGTGTTATAGATAATTATCTTAAACCTAAGTTTATAGAGCTAGGTATGAATGCTACGGGTCAATGGTTGGAAAGCTTGGAAGCAAGAGCGGTAAATGGTAATGGTGAGATTTGGGGAATGGATTATACTTACTGGTTAGATAATGGACGAAAACCAGGAAAAATGCCACCAGTGAGTGCATTAATACCATGGGTGAATGCTAAGTTTGGCATAGGAGGTAAGGAAGCTTTAAGTGTTGCGTTTGCAGTTGCTACCAAAATAAAAAATGAAGGTACAAGTTACTATCCAGATGGTACTGACTTATTAGAAGTGCTACATTCGAGCGAAGTAAATGACTATGTTTCAAAAAAACTAGGAACTTTTATCTCGATTGAAATAAATAAAATTTTAAAAAAACAATTAAATGGCAATTTCTCATAATTTAAATAGCAACGGTTATCTTATCAATAATGAAATTTGGATGAAATTAGAATCTTCTTCTCCTATTGGTTACTTTACGGTATATGTTAATTGTTTTTTTTAAAATTTTGTTTATTT